GAATCAAGGTCGTAGTCAGAGTAATCAGAAAGAATATCATATGAATATGTTCCGCTTACTTCTACAGATGCAGTGAACTGAACTTCCTTAATAAGTTCAATGCCAAGCGCTTCGGCAATATCACGCAGAGTGTCTTGGTCTTGTGAGTCTGCATATGCCTCGCAGATAATTTCCTTGACCGCATCAATCTTACCTTGAAGAACTCCATTAGTCTTCTGTGTTTGACGTGCATTGTGTAGGTCCCACTCAATTGATGTGACCTTATCTGTCTGATACTCTGCATCTGAATAACCACGGATTACTTTGTAGGTAACCAATAGATTTGGATTATATGTATCGGGTACTGCAGGTGTTGTTGTTTCTGTTGTCATTTCATTCCCTTTCGTTTCTGTTGGTTGAATTGTAGCATGCTCCACTGACAATAATGTTGGCTTACGGCCACATGGACATGTGATTTCCATTACACCAGACGGGAATCCAAATCCGTCTGATGATGTTAGTTCAATTAGACAATCACATTCATCTGGGTCGCAGGCGAATGTGTACTTACTTGATACTAGTTCATTAGTCATGCGAGTATTATAGCGGACCCCACTGACATATACAAGCTTTTCAGGGGATTTTATTTGTGATCCGTAACACAAAAAATCTGCCTTCAGTACTGCGGGCATCTCACATATTGATATTCAAATCTTGCGATTCGTACGGGATTTGAACCCGTGATCTCTACCGTGACAGGGTAGCGCTTTAACCGCTAAGCTAACGAACCAAATGAAAACGGGGGAGATTTCTCTCCCCCGTTGCAAATCATTTAGTTAAAATGATTTTACCAACTTGAGAATTTTATTTTTCTCTGCGGTAAGAATTGGGTCAAACCCTGATGCACCAGCCATAAGAGTTTCACCATTGCCACGACCTGAACGATAATAATCTAAGCGCTCAGTGATTGCGTTAAACGCACCCCACTTAGTTCCTTTGATATTAGCATTCGTTGGTGAATTGTGGTAAAGGTCATCAAGCAGAACAACCTTGTTTTCCCACTTCTTCATTGCACCCTTCAAGTCTTTGTCAGGCTTTGGGTATAGTGTCTGAATCAACTTAGAGAATTCAGCATCAGTAATTGATTGAGCATACAGCGCTTTCGCCTCAGTTTCGAATTCATCGAAATATCCAAGAGCAAGACCAAGAGTTTCACGAGCAACTTGAATGCGACCTTCAACAGATTGCGTGTGACGAATCTTGAAAGATTGCTTTGCATTACGCATTGCAAGGTTCAATGTGTTTTGGCAAACAACACGAACAGGCGTGACGGCTGCTTGAACTGCAACAGAACCATCGTGACTTGTCCAAACAATGAGATAAAGTTTTGTCTCATCGTTAGCGCCTTGTGGGTCAAGTACCATTGTGCGAGGAATATCTACAGTTCCAAACACAACTTTGCCCTTCTTAAGAGAACCAGCAGATTCCCAACGGCAATCGGCATTGGCATCGTGAATTGCATCAGCGAATGCAAACAATTCTTCATTCTGAACAGGCTTGTAACGCTTACCTACAGTAGCGAGAACATCAGTTCCGCCGTTGAATGGATTGTCACGAATGACAAGAGATGCTTCTGATACATCATTCCAAGATTCTGAAATGTGGTCAGTTAGTGGAGATAAGCGAACATTCCAATTCGCCAACTTTGCTTCTTCAAGCATTGTTGCGGTTGTAACTTCCTCATCTTTTGTAAAGATGCGATTTGCAAGGTTGTGCCAAGCAGGTGCGCCACGAAGAGCAAATGCAACTTCGCCGTTTTCGACTTCGAGATTATGAGCCATTTTATTTCCTTTCGATTTGTGGTTGATTGCAATTATAGCAGGGGGCACTGACATTGTCTAGATTAGTTAGTCATTTGTCCTAATTGTCTGGTGTGATCATTGTCACAAATTTTTGGGGGTTTTCCACAGGTAGTCGTAAGGCTGTGGATAACCCCGCAGCTCTGCGGGCAGCTGGGGAAATAGGGCGGGATTTCGGATTGATCCCGCCCTAAGTTTTTAAATTAGTTTAGTTGCTTGAGTTTTCTTAGGAAGAACATCCATTGGTAAAAACAAAGCAGTTGTTTTCTTTTTCTTTATGTTATCATAAACAAACGCTTTGATGTTTCCTTCAAACCTACGCAGATTACTAAATACCATTTCAGTTAAGTATTCTTTATCCACGCCTTGCTCTGAGTAAAGAGTTAAATCATTTGCCTTTACTTCATCATAGATTTCAATTCTATAACGATTTTTCATTTTGTTCCTTTGTTAGTAGGGATACGAATTATAGCATTGGGGGCTAGAGTTTGTCTAGCCCCCTACTATTTAATTACAGATAACGAGCAATTTGCTTCATTGTAGAAGCATTTACTGTTTCCTCATCTGTCATCTTTAAGATGGTTAGAGCGTTTGTTATGTCCTCAACCATGTCATTGTATGTGTGTTGGTGCATGATTGTAAAGTCACGCTCTGGTTCTTTTGGCAAATCCTTTTCGGATACTGTCAAATCATAGTCAATGTTTAGCGTGTTGTTCCAAGAACGATAAGATGTTCGGAAGTTTTCTGCCTTCTTGATGTTGGCAACAGCATAGTCAGAAATCTCTTTCTGCCAAGCCTTACGAGCCTTCTCATACCTTGCTTCGTTTGCTTCTTGTGAAGCGTATTCCTTCTTGATTGTTTCCAACTTTGTTTCCAAAGCCTTGATTACCTTTGGTGTTGCCACCTTTACTGTGATTGCTCTTGACATTGTGTTCCCTTTCGTTTGGTTGTTGTTGTAGTATAGCAGGGACTACTGACAAGCAGTAGCCCCTGCCCTATGCTTATTTAGTTATTAGGTGCGCTAGTCCAGCGTTCCTTACCATTTACATCAAGCAGGATACGATTTGTTCCGCTAGGGTGGTTATCAACCGCCTTGATAACTCCAGTTACCCCGCTTGTCGTTGTCGTGTAGGTTTGACCTACTTCTAGTGTTGTTGTCATTTTGTTTCCTTTCGCTAGGTGGTTTATTATACAGGGTGGGTCTGACATTTTCCACCCTAATCTCATTATTTGAGAAAGTTATTGTGTGACCTTAGTCACACTCAGGTAGCCACGCTTCTAAGTGGTGAGCATCTATAATTGCAGACGCAGGGCAGGAAGTCTGACCTCGCCAAGTGATACCTTCAGGAAGATTAATCTCTCGACTATACTCCTCATCATAGAACGCATCAATAGCATCTATGCAAGGTTGCACCATTGAGACGGGAACGGGTGGGTAATGATTACCCTGCAAGTGATAAGCAAGTCCTACCTCTAGTGATAATTCTTCTTCTAGTGCTAACGCTGTTGTGTATCCCATTAGTTATTTTCCTTTACTGTTAATTCTGCCCAAGTGTTGTTTTCATTTGCTACTGTTAGTGTGTTAGACATAGCAAGAGCGTGAACTGTTGCACCCTTACACATTTGCTGAATTGCAGTTTCATCAAGAGCAATTAGCGCAGGCAATAAGTGTGCAGGTATTTTATCCAAGTCAATAATTGCCTCGAAAACTACTGTGTGTGGAACTTTCATTAGGTTAGACATTTGTTACCTTTCGTTGTTGGAATAAGAGTATTTTACCATTGGCCACTGACATTACCTAATCCATTTACGGCGTGTCGCAGTTTTTGTGAGATTAATCACAAAATTTCAGGGTTATCCACAATCAATCCGTAAGCCTGTGGAAAACCCCGCAGTATTGCGGGCCCTTTACTCTTCCTGGTCCCAGATATCAGGATCATTTTCTTTTAAATATTCTATTGCAGCTTTTCTCTGATCATCAGTTCCCATTACCGTAGCCATTAATGCATTGAAGTATTCCATTTTTTATTTCTCCTTATTTTTTAGTTGCGCTAAATCGAATGTCTGCTTTACCATAAACACATAGGCCACATGATACACATGCAGAACCCGCATTGCTAATTAGTGGAATTGATTTCATATTCTCGGGACACTTAGCACCAGGCTTTCCCGTTAATTCTTTCATTGTGTTTTCAGTTACGGCGAATGTCTTACCAAGGTATGCGAGACGAATTCCTTCATTTACTTTTAACTCATGACCGATTTCTTTATTTTCATCGTCGGTAGAATAGTAAAGTGATAGATTAGATACATCCTTAAGAATAAGCGCTGCAGACTTTACACGTGTGTAAACCCAGAATTGAACATCGGGATGATTAGATATAACAGTCTTCCACGCATATGTATAAGTGTCATTGAAGAAATCTCCGTCCCAGTGGATACGAAATAACTTAGGAGCGTCTTTCTTCTCACAATCATTGACAAAGTCAACAATCATTTCATCAAGCAATAGCAACATGCTATCCATGTCTGCATTGCGTAGCAATTCCCAATTGTGTAATAGATTAGTTTTTACACCCTTGAAGAGTTTTTCCAATTTGCCTGCATAGCAAACACTTTCGCAGATAGACGTAGCGCCAGGACATGAATAGTCTTTTCCTGCAGGTAATCCGAACGTGTTAGCAATTGCGGCTTGCTTTCCATTTTTTGTGACAAGGTTAGCCACCTTTCTATCATTAGATCTTTTTAATTTAGACAAGGTGAAAGTAATCCTCTCGCTCAGACAATTCCATAAATCCTTTTTCGGCAGACCATTCGAAATAGTGTTCAGCACACAATTCGTTAGGAACTACAGAATAGCAATTAGTAGTAGCATTACAGACGGCACATAAGGCTTCGATTAAATTACCCATGAGTTTACCTTTCGTTTGATTTAAGAGAATAATACCATGAGCGACTGACATTTTTTAGAACTCGCCCAAAATTCTAGGGTGATTTTAATCACACCCGTAACGACACGCCCGACTCCGCAGCTTTGCGGGCCGAGATCAATCTGTCAAGTCAACACGCCGCTTGTGTTTTGTTTTTCTTGTATATTTTTTCTTATTGCGAACAGGTTGCGCCGCATTACTGCGACGCAATTCCTGTATGCGTTTTACTTTATCAAGTACGGAGTTGCGGAACATGATACCCACTCGCTTCGTGAAATCGTTTTACATCAAATCGTTCATTATCTTTTGCAAACATTTCAGCGAAATCATTTACCATTTTAGAAAATAAAGCGGGGTGAGTTTTATTGCTGGCATACTTTAGAATTTCTGCCGTTGCTATGTAATCTTTTCTAGTCATCATTTTACTGCCACCATTCCACTACGATAGAAAACTTTTGTATAGCATTTGCCTGCTGGCGTGTATAGATTAACTGTTGAGTATTCGTTAGCCATTCCCCAATCGGTAAATAGGAAAAAGTTTTCCCACGCACCAAATTCGTTTTCGTATTCTGCTGACCAATGCGGAGCATTTGAGTCATAGGCGCAAGTTATTTTATACATTAGATACCCCACTCATCTAAGGCGCAATCGCAAGCCTCTACATCATAATTGTTTTCGTTGCCCCAAAAAATAAATCCAGCACCGCCACACTCATCACAAGGAATTGCGATTAAGTCTTTTAGTTCATCTAGTATGTTTCCCATTTAGGTTTTCCCTTTCGTTTGTTTGTTTAGTTATTGTATCAGGTAGCACTGACAAATTATAAAGCACCCTCTTGAAATAATCCAATTTCAAGAGTTAGCATTTCATCGGGGGTTGCTTCGGATAAATCTACCCAGCCCGCACCCTGCTCATCTAGGCGAAAAATTTCAATGTATCCCATTTATTTATTCTCCCGTCTTTACTGCTACATAGCGGTAAGTATCTTTTAGATTTAGCGGTGCGGAATAATGAGGTCGCACCTGAACCTTGTAAGTATCGCAATCTGCATACCAAACTGAGTTATCTAATTCGGCTGAGATAATTTCACCCTTTAATGATTTTGAGTGATAGGTTTTTCCTACAAGTAGGTTTTCGATTGAGTAGACATTTGCTGACATTGGAGTCCGCCTTTCGTTTGTTGATAGTAGCAATTATAGCCTATGGCACTGACATTTTCTAATTACTAGCCAGTAATTCCAAATAATGAGACGCTCAAGCCGTGTGATAAATCTCACAAATTTTGGGGGATTTTATAACGATTACGTAACGACACGCCCGACCCCGTGCCTTTGCGGGCCAGCTTGATTTTGTCAAGCCGACACGCCGTTAGTTATTAAATATTTTCTTTTTCTTTTAACATTCCCAAAATAATTTCTAAATCTTTTGCTGAAAGCAATGCTTGGGCGCAACCCCACAAGAAAGCCAAATTCATTTCACCATAGTGTTTTTTTGCTAGTGGATTTATTTCGTCCACGATTTCAAAGTTACTTCTCATTTATTTATTCTCCTTTGAGATAGTAGCGGATAGGGTTTTAAGAGCCTCTTTTTTAGACGCTTCACGTTGTTCAATAACGTGTTTTTTAAATTCTTCTAAATTCATTATTTAGTCACATACCAATCTGTCCACATAGGGAATTGCTCAGGGTCACTATCATAGTAGTAACGCTCAATGTTATTTTCACAATCTTGACAGAAAGTAAATTGCTCATCTCCTATTTCTGAGATAGCAGACTTCATAGGATTATGCTCTAAGCATTTGATTAGTGTAGTCATTTAAGACCACCTTTCTTTTAACGATTAAAACCTTATTTAATCTTGATACTAGTATCCTATCATAGACCACTGACATTTTGACCCCTTTTTCGGGCGTGTCGGAAAACTATTTTTGTGATTTAGGTCATGTGGATAACTTACGCTTAATTTTCAGGGGTTTTCCACACCTGTGTATAAAGCTGTGGATAACGCCCCCAAGTACTTGCGGGCCGATCTGATTTTGTCAAATCGACACGCCGTTATTTAGCGAAAATCTTTTGTGAGTTCCCTCACATCTTCTTTTAGCATTGGCCACGCCATACGCCACAAGGATACGACGGAAACTAGTAGGGCTAGTTGGACTAGTGTAGTTAGTAGTCTATTCATTATTTATTCTTCTTTCTCTTATAAATCTTATAGGCGGTTATTAGTAGGGCGGTGGTGATTAGTAGTTCCCAAGTTAGTGCCACATAGCACCATTCTGTTTCTAGCATAAATCCATAGCTATCTAATTCTATTTTCATTTACTTATCTCCGAACATGTCGAAGATTTCGTCTAACTGTTCATCTGTTAAGTGGTCTATCTGTATAGCCTTAGCAAATCCGAACACATCTTCTTCTTCTGCCATTAGTTGCTCATACATTTCTTCTTCTTCTAGGTGTGCATACATGTCGCTTACATCTGCCTGAATTGTATCCCATTTAGTCATTAGTTATTCTCCTACCTTGATAGACATTACATTAGCGGTGAACTTCTTAACCTTGCCTAATTCGCTAGCGTTAAGAGATTGGATTAGGTGGTCAATCGCTTTAGGGTCATGCGCCACATTGTCAATAGAGATTAGTTTAGAGCCTTGCCAAATTGAGTAAGTGATAGTCATTATCTGTTCTTCTTTCGTTAGTAGTTATAGTAGGAATTGTAGCGGATAGGTCTGACAAATTGGGGAGACACGCCGTTAGGCGGTGTGTGACATAGCCCACTTACTTTCGTTAGGGGTTAGGTGGCGGTGAGAGATAAGACCCTCAGAGGCTACCATGTACACATAAGCCTTACGGCTAATGTAGTTACCATTAGCAAGGCGAAAGATATTCTTATCTTTCGTGTTACTACTAGCCATTGAGTGGCTAGGCTCTACTACTACGGATAGGCTAGTCATTACTTAACCCCCTCAAATAGTTCTTTACACTTATTAGGGTTAGCCCAATAAGGCTGACCCTCGTGGTATAGGGCAGGTGCTAAGACAACCTGACCGCAAGGACATAAGTTCATTAACCCTTTAGGGTAATCGGATACAGTAGCGAAACCTCTCGCTCTTTCATACATTGAGTTAGTCATTTGCTAACTCCTTTCTTTATTAAGGTTAACTCTTTGTTAACTTCTTATACTATAAGCCTAGCAGGGGGGTCTGACAAATAGGGGGGTTACTGGTGAGTATTGTTAAATTATTTTTGTGATTAGCATCACACTCACGCTCAGAGTTAATAATCTATGGGCGCACTATATAGACAAAACGGACATTTTAAAACTACGCATCATACAAAATAAATGCATATTAACATTTTACTAAATCTGAAATAGTAGTTGACTGAAATAATTATGATCAAGATAAAAAATAAAAAGTTGGCGGGAACCCTTGACCTAGAAATATTTGTAATGCTATCATAATAACCTTGGACAGTTTTCGGAGATAATATCAAGGGGTTAAACTCCAAGTGCGATGATGACGGAAGTGTAACATTTCTTTCAGATAAAAGCTACAGCTCAAACCGATGAATTGCGAATTTATAACTTGACAATTTCGGGGTTCCTTAAAGATTTCATTTAGGGGTATAGGGGTTGTATGCTTAAAATCTGGAAGTATCAGTAAAAGAATATAAACATATGATATATATCTTAGTTGACTAGAATATAGATAGAGTATATAATGATTTAATGGCATCAACTCGATTAGTAATTTGTGATAAATGTGGGCGGGAAATCGAAGTAAGATCTGGATTTGCCCATATGACACTAATGAATCACTATAGAGCATGCAAATAGCAAAAAAATATTTTATTAACATTTAGTAGAATATAAAAAGCAGTTGACTAGGATTAATATGCCAGAGAACGAAAATACATCTTGCTTCACATATAAGGTTGAAATGATTATTCAGATCTTAGCTGCAGATGAACCAACAGCTAGAATTCAACTTGATGATAAAGGTGGATATGTAACATCACGAAAAGTTACATTCATGGATTCAGTACAAGTTTATAAAGGAAACAAATTGACTAAGAAAGATAAAAATACTGTAGTCGAGCAGGATTAATATGAAATGTGATTTCTGTGATAATCAAAAGTATATTGAAAGATTAAACAGTAAAGGTGTGCTAGAGAATTACTGTGTACAATGTATATCTAAACTAAGGAATAATAAATGAACAAGTGTCTAGGATGTGGAACGGTAGCATTTGCTAAAGCAAAAGATACAGATGACTGGTATTGCATAGCTCACGCTATGGAGTATGCAGATATTAAATCTGGTAAATATAAAAATTAAAAAGCGGGGAAGCTAAGAACTTTCTCTTGCTATAATTAAGCTATATGAGACTCAATACAGGTACAAGGTACCAATGAAGTCTGAAAAGCTCTCTATAGCCAAACAGAAGGCCCATTTGGCTCAGTATATTAGAGATCTTAAGCAAAACTCCCCTTGTAGAGACTGTGGGAAATTTTATCCATACTATGTCATGGATTTTGACCACGTACGTGGCAAGAAGCATGCCAATGTTATGGAACTTATTCCCACTCTGTCTAAAAAGAAGATTGATCTAGAGATAGCCAAATGTGAGATAGTATGTTCTAATTGTCATCGTATTAGGACTCATATAAGAAGAATGGCTAAAATAGTTAAAAAGTAAATGTGTTCTTCTACCGCCGCACTTTTTTCGGGCGCACTTTTCATTTCGCACTTTATTTAGTATACTAGAATATATTGGTCTGTAGCTGAGTGGTACAGCATTCGACTGTTAATCGAAAGTTCGCAGGATCGAGACCTGCCAGACCAGCCAAAGCCTCCCTAACACGATTCGAACGTGCATGTGTCCATTAGCCTTTCAAGCGGGTAGAAACCGCAGGGCATACAGGGAGATAAAGTTTATTTCTTTCGTAATTCTCTATGGTACTTGTTATGCTGTTGTCTGCAAAGATCACACTTGCAGCCACGCCTGCCTTTTGCACCGCCGCCGTGTCCTACTCTGAACCTGGACTCACTTGCTTCTTCATATTCTTTTGGAACGTATGTCCCATTAAAAATTTGAAATTTTCTATCATTACTTCTAGTAGAAGTTCTTATTCTATGGCAGTTTGCACAAACAATTTCGCATTTTTCTATTTCTAGTAAGATAGATTCCCATGATCGTGTGCTTCCAGTTATAGCTCTACTTATAGAAAAACTTTTTTTATATTTGGGTAAGTGGTCAAAATCAAAAACCATAGGATTACTTTCGCCACAATCTACACAAAACTTATCTCTTAAATACTCTACAAACTTAATATAATTATTTTGTCTATGACGTTCTTGAGCATAGTATTTTTTATTCATAGCTCAATTATATCGCACACTGATCTAACTTACAAGGTATATATTATATTTACTTTAAAAAGGACAAAACCCAATCAGAGGCGGATCCGATTGGGCTCTGCTGATCTTGCGATCATGTACTGAGAGCAAATTTTGGTGGGATGCTACAACCAGTACATATAGAGTATAAAATAATCTCTATCTAAAGTCAATAGTTATTCCCAGATACCTGTTTGCTTTGGATTAAACTTCCAAGGTTTCTCTTTATATTTATCATCATGGGTTAAGTCGTATAGGATATCCATAAGGACCTTACACTCTTCATGCTTCCAGGTTAAATTACATTGGCCATTTTCTACGTTTAGGCATTTATTTAAGTATGACTCTGTTTTTTCTACCATCCATTTTAAAGCTTCAGTGGCTTTTGATACGTCTTCGTAAACGGTTTTTTCCGCCCGATTCATCTTATATGCTATTTGATCAACGTATATCTTGTTCATCTTCACCCTGTGGAGTAAATGATGGGGTTGGGCCAAGCAAGTATCCCTGGTTATGATATTCAACCATCTTGGATACATCTTCTGGACCCACCAGCTTGTTTGCAATAAGTGTCAGTAGGTCATAAATTCTGTGAAGCATAATATAGTTAACCATTGGTAGGTTATCTTCTAAATTTTGTGGCTTTTCATTTTCTGTCATCTGGTCTACCCATATCTTCCCAAAACTTCTCTCGACCCATCTGGTCTGTTTCTTTTATTTGGCCACCGTCAGTTTGAATCGACGGCTGATTTAAGTTGTCCATAGTATTCCAATCCCACAGTTTTCTTGAAGCTGCACGACAAGCAGTATAGATAAATTATACCCTCATTTGTTTCGTTGCACATTAAAGGGCCCTGATCCATAGGACATTCAAGTCTAGGAACAAGGCCCTTCTCTGCAAGCAAAAGGTACTTAGACACGTACTGTATCTTCATGTACCTTCCCCTCTAATCTTTGAATTCGGTTAGGAACTCTTTGTATCTTGCCCCATTTAGGGAAGACCACGATGACCAATCATTGCCGCCTTTAGTCATATAATACGTTATCTCTGCGTTTATTACTGGATCAAACAATAGAATGTTTGACCGTAGATCAAATTTTTCTTTACGATCAATGCCGAGTTCACCCAACATATTAATCTGAAAAATTCCGTAGGAACTGTCTCCAGTTTTCCTGTTACCATTGTAAGCCAGAGGCCTTGAATTAGACTCTGCCTTAGCAATAGCCCAAGCCTGTTTAAGGGCTTTTCCTTCAAAGCCAACAGCTGATAGGAGTTCTTTTAGTTCTCCGTCTGTAAGCATCTCAGAAGGCTTGTACACAGTAGTGCTGTACTTCTCTAAGGTTTCTTTCTTTAGTTGTACTGTTGATTTCACAGGTACTTCTACCTGCAATGCTTGAGTTTCTGTAGGTCCAGGCTGGACAGTAAATAAGAATAATGTTATCATTCCTATATAAGACCAGTTGTGAACAACTTCGCTCAAACGTTGTTTTACTTTCTCCATTGGCATTTCCTCCTTTAGAGATAACGAACTATAATAGTAACATTACTTGGCAGTAGGTGTCAAGCCAGTCAACCAGAAAGATTATAATGGAAATATCATATTCTACGCCTAGATCTAATCTTACGACTAAAAATGGTTACGGTCATGCTGGATTTAAATTTACAGAAGCCCTTACTAAAATGGGTCATAGATTAACTTATCAGAACCCAAAGGCTAAATTACAAATTAATTTTTCTCAGCCATCATTATACAAAATGCATAAATATCAATATCAGATTGGATATACTCCATGGGAGTCAACAGTCGTTCCAGAATCTTGGAGAGAGAAGATAGATGCTTGTGATGAGTTTTGGACAACATCTCAATGGTGTAAGGATGTATATGAGAATAATGGATTTAAGGTTTCTAATGTTTTCCCACACGGGATAGATGCAATTTGGTTTCCTAAAAAACGTGAGAAAACAAATGTTATAAAGTTCTTGCATGTTGGAGAACCTTCAGCAAGAAAAGGCGGGCAAGATACAGTCAATGCCTTTATCAAAGCATTTGGCAATAATCCTAATTACACATTGACAATAAAGGCTCATAAGACCAGCACTCTAAGAGTTTATGATTCGATGGGAACTATTATTGGGGTTCCCCATGAAATGTATAGCAACATAAATCTTGACACACGAGAACTAGAAGATGATGAGTTGGTCAAGATGTACCACGATCACGATATCATGATTTATCCTAGTTATGGAGAAGGATTTGGTTTTATTCCTTTTCAGGCACTTGCAACTGGTATGCCAGTTATATCAACACATGATTGGGCAGACTATAAAAAGTATCTAGGTCCCCTAAAGCTTAACTCTACACTTATAGATTCTCCATGGGAAGTTATGCATCCTGGAAAAATTTATTTCCCAAACAACGATCATTTAGTTAGTTTGCTTGAAGAAGCAGCAATTAACTTTAAAGCATATTCAGGGTACTATTATTCTCAGGCAACTGAAATACATAAAGAATATAACTGGGATCAGTTGACCAATAAAGCATTTGAAGAAATATTGAAAAAGCTATAAAACCTCTTCCCCTTTAGATTAAAGTTTGGTAGAATTGTACTTCAACTAAAAATCATATAACCGCAGGGCGGAGAAAAGGTGTTATTTAAAAATGTCAAGAACTATTGAGAACCCATACGAAAACTTTATTGCATTGTCACGTTATGCAAGATGGATATCAGAAGATAACCGTCGTGAAACATGGGGTGAAACAGTAGATAGATATTTT